CCGTTGCCAGTTGTCAGTTCGCCGGTAACGTCGCTCTTTTGCGTCCAGCTCGAACTAGGTGCCGTGTTGGTTAGCAGCACCTTGAACGTGTCAGCAGAAAAGTCGTGCTTTTTCTCATAGACAGCTTCGACAAACGAATAGAATTTGTAGAACGTCGCCATCGATTTTTACCCTATGGAATTGCCACAGCTCCAAGCGTGTAACTTGCATCCGGAAAAGTGCTAACTATTGATACTTGTTGGTTTGATAAATCAACTGCGTCGCCAGCGTCCGTGAATTGGCTCGACATTGGCACGCTTTGCAACGTGCTGCCCTCATCGTTGCAGTCTTCAGCGATCACATACCACCCGCCGTTAATCCACGCAGCGATGCCGTAGCGGTCGCCGTTGACGCAGACCGCCGACGTGGTCCAGTTCATTACCTTAATGTCCTGCCCGCTGTCCTCAATCTGCTGCGTCGTCGCCGCTTCCTTCCACACGTCGCAGATGACGCCCCCGAGCAAGGTGCCGACCCGACCGGGAATGCCGCCAGATGGGGCTTTGATGAGCTTCATCGGCTGCGGAGACGACGGGATATTTCGCAGCGGCTTGCGTGGAAAAAATGGCGGCACAGTTCCACGCTGCCCGTTCGTCTGCATCCAGCGACGCATCTCTCGGATTGTCTTGATGTCGTCTGCGGTCAGGTCCATTAGGTGATGCCCAGCGTGGAAAAGTCCTTGACGTTGTACGGCATGTAGACCAGCTTTTTCTGCACGTATCCCGGCCCGTCCGGTGTCGGGCATTTAAGCAGCCGCCCGTATCCGTTCAGTGCCTGCGGGTCAGCAACGGCCACCGGCAGCAGGTCTGTGTTGTTTCCGTTCGGGTCCGGTCGCCAAACCGTGATTGGCGAGAATTCATAGTCGCTGCGGTTGTCGCCGAACCATTCAGTCATATCCGTTGGCGTAACCAGCGACCCGTCGACGTTCGGCTGGAATGCGAAAATCATTTCATTGAAGCCTTGGTCTGGTATCTGTAAAAACCATGACTTCGGATTGTGCGCGAACACGACGCCACGCCGGAAATACAACTTGCCATCCCGCCAGTGGTCTTCCTTGACGATGTCGTTTATCAGCAGCTCGTATGCCGGGAACGTGTATCGCAGCCGCTGCCCATCCTTGTCGGACTGCGTGATGGTGACTTCGGCACTGTTGACCGCATCCAAGAAGTTGTCCCATGCTGCGTCCCAGTCCCGGTGCCAGGTCCAGTAGGTAATCCGTTTCGTGTGACTGCGTTTATTTACATTCTGCACGTTGTCGTTGGCAGAATTGACAATTGCCACCTCGGCACCGAATTGCGGTGTCGGCAGGTAATCAGGAATCACTCGGCTGGTTGCTGGCGATATCAGCGTGTGGTCCGTCGATGCCTCAAAGATACCGATGAACTGTGCAGTCGGTGATTGCTCGCTGTATTCCTCAAAGGCAATGTCAACCCGTGGCACAATCTGCTCAGGTTCGTTGGCAGGCAGGCCATCGACTGTCCGCTCGTACCGAGTGACAGCGTTGGTGAAGTTGCAGACGACATCAAACACCGCTTTGGCTTGCGTGTCGTTTCGCCTGCGTGGTTGCCGCTGGTAGCAATAAACTGGCTGAGCCACGCCGGTTATCAGATACTCCGTCCCGATTGTCGGCAGGCCAGCCGTAGCCAATGCCGCAGCCGGTCCACTGGCGTCAACCTGCCAAGTTTCGGTGTAGTCGTACTGGAGGAAACCGTCGACCAGCCGCTCGACCAATTCCTGATTCGTTCGGTTAATTGCCATTAGTTAATCGCGTCTCGCTGAGTTTGTTGGCGTTCCAAGTTTTCATTCAGCCGCTGTAACTGTTGGTTCGATTGCTGCTGCAATTGCAGTTCCCGCTGCCGTTCTTCCGTGCGTTCAATGATGCCTGGTGCCAGCCCGACCTGCCGCTGGATGGTGTCTTGGACGAGGGCTTGGCTAACTGTGTCTTGGCTCATGAACGGGTTGACCGTGTTTAGCGTGCTAATCAGCGTCGTTCCGATGCCTCGCCCGATTTCGTTTACGCCGAAATTGCCACGGTTGGCGAATCCCTCCCGTGCGTTGCGGAACATTTCCAGCGTTCCGGCCAATGCCGGTGCAATGTCGGCGACCATCTGCGTCTTGAATCCCTGCCACGCCATCGACAATTTGTCTACTTCGTCGGCAGTTTTCATGATGGACTCAGCGGCATCGCCCTGCGTTACGCCCAGCTCGTTAGCCTTCTGAATCAACGCATTAACACCAGACTCGCCTTGGCCCAGCAATTGGACCAACTTGCCCTCCGAGGTGCCGAATAGCTTTGTAATGAAAACGCCTTGGTCTTCGTTACTAAGCTTGCTAATGTCCGCCGCCAGCGTTCGCAACTGGTCGACAGCGTCCATCGTGGACAATGCAGCGACTTGGTCGATCTCATAGCCCAGTTCTTGGAAGAATACTTTTGCCTTGCCCATGTCACGGCTGGCCAATGCGATGTTATTCCGCATTGCTTCGATGACGCCTAAGGCAGTGCCGCGCTCCAAGTCGCCGCCAATAGGTGCGGTCAGTGCAAACTGCAACCGCTCAAAGTCGTCCAAGGCCATGCCGAACTTTTCGGCGAAGTCTTGGTTTTTGTCCAGCCTGTCGAACTCGTCGCTGAATTGGCGGATAGCTTCGTTGACGGTGTAGAACCCAGCAGCGTATTTGGCCAACTGGCCTACGTCGCCTCCGAACGGCATCATCGCCGTGGCATTTTTACCGCCAGACGCCATAGTCGTTTTCATGCCCTTGGCCATCTTGGCCTGTTCAGCCGCCAAGTTCTTTGCCGCACGCTCAGCGGTAATCAATTCCGCACTGACCTGCGACCATGCCCGCTCATACTGGTCAACGGACAACTTGCCAGCGTCCATCAACTTGTTCAGCCTGGCGTAGGCTTGCTGTGCCTTTTCCTGCGGTGTCGTGTCGCCAAGTATCTTCTTCATCGCCGACACTTCGGACCGGCTGCTGACTAGGCCACGGGTGAAGCTTTGCGTATCGGCGACCATCTTGTAGGACAGCGTGTGTATTGTCGTGCTAGCCATGTCCTAACCTTTGAAAAAAGTCCATTGCCGCCTGCGGGTCCATGCCCTTCTTTTCTTCCGCTGCCGGAAACCAACCGTTGAGGTAGCCGAACGCCCACCACTCGAACAACTGCTCCCGGTCCAGTTCGTCGGCCACTGCATCGGCGTCCAGCCTGCCGCTAAGTTCGGCGAGCTTTAGGTGCAGAAATCGCCGATGGTTGTGCCTCAGTCGCCTGATGTTTTTTTTAGTTTGTCGCCGATGTCCTCATCACTCAGCCCAGCCAGCGACATCGCCACATCGGCCAGCCTTGTGACTACTGCTGATGGCATCTGCCGCATCGTCGGGAAGTCGTCTTCCGTCAGATAAGGCTGGCCGTCGTCGCCGACCACGCACAGACTGACAATCTTCAGCCGTGCGTCCTGCTGCCGCTGTTTGTTTACCTTGTCGCCTGGACGCAGCCACAGGTCGAACTCCCGCACCCGCATCGATTCTGGCAACTCCCGCATCTTGACCACGCCGAACTCAGGCACGTCAACGCTAACGATCTTCGTTTCCCGTGCCTTCAAAAACTGCTCTCGATTCACCGTCTGCTCCTTAGGTGTTGTAGCTGTCAAACTTAACTTTACAGGCTGCCGTGTCTGCGATGGCATACAGTGTGATGCCCGTTCCTAAATGGAAGCAGGCTTGCCCGCCATTGGCTGGTAGCCGGATGGCGTTGCCGCCGCCGCTGGCAAACCGCAGACTGACGAAGTTGGTCGTATCCAAGTTGGTCGCCACGACATAGCCCGGCACGACATCGCCAAACGCTACCGTCTCCTCCGAGGTGCCGACGTCTTGGCAAACGCTGCCAGCCCGTGCGGTCGTCTGGGTAAACTGCCTCGTCTGCGTCTGGGTCGTTTGCCGCAGGTATCCATTAGTCACGCTCGCTCCGACCGTGACGCTGATTTCATTTGCCATTACTCGTCGTCCTCCTCATTGACTGCCACTGGTTCCGGAACGCTGCTAATCTGGTCAGGCTTGATGCCGAACTCCGTTTCGACCAGCACCTTGACCGCCGTCACAATCCACGGTTCCTGCGATGCGAACCAGTTGATGAACTGGACACGGTGGTAGGGTGGGTCGCCTGTGTAGCCGACCAGCCCGTAACCATCGGCGATGATGCTTCGCAGCTGCGGAAACAACGGGCCGCCGTCTTTGTCCTTGGCCGGATGTGGTGCCAGCCTTACACGTTCTGCCATCTGTGCCTCCGGTTAGTTGCCTGCGGTCCATGCTGGCGGGGTTGCTCCCGTCCATTTCACGGTCAGCTCGCAGGTCTGGACTTGGTTTGTTTGCAGCGTAGGGAACTTTACCCGGGTAACCAGTCCGGTTCCGGCGTAGGTTGCGGCAGTCGTTCCGCCAGGTGCGACCGGCCAAGTGATGGTTACGGTTTCCGATGTGGTGCTGGTTGCGTACCAGCCCGCAGTCGCCGCTGGGTCGAATTGTGCCGTCAGCGTCACCTCGCCCGGTTCTTCCAAGTCGCCTGCCATGTAGGTCGGTGCGGTGCTGGCCAGATGCGTGATGTCGATTGCTGGCCGGGAACGCTCGCCAGCGTCGATGGTCAACCAGTTAAGTGCCCGGCTGCTGGTCCCGAACGTGATGCTGCCGCCGTGCCCTGTGTCGATTCGTGTGTTTGCCATTAGCTTGTCGCCTCCTGATACATGACGATGTAATCCCTGCTCACCCAATACCGTTTTTGACTTGAACCAGACACCGGCGGATCGAACCCCCGACGATAGCTAACATTGCCGGTGACGTTCAACACCCGCACCAAGTCGCCGCCAGTGGCCATCGAACCTCGAAACATTTGTAGAGGTGCGAGACGTACCGCTTCCGCAAGTCCGTAAGCAGCCGCAGCCGTGACGCCGTAGCAATCGATCTGGATGCGGTTGCTGCACACGCCGCTGATTCCGGTGAGGTGTTCCAGCGACTGGCCCTCAAATATCTCCATGACGATGTAGGGCATCGTGGCCCCTTCTTTGGCGTCGTGGAAATAGATGCGGGCTGCGTCGCCACTGCCGACCAGCGACGTGATCGCCGACTTAGTCTTCAGGTAAATCCGCAGGCTGTTCAGGATGTCAGGCATTAGCGGCTGCTCCTGATGGACTTTTCGAGGCTGCTGATAACCGCTTGGTTCTGCTGAATCTGTGTTGAATCAACGGCAGGTGCCAGCCACCGCTTGGCCTCGACGAACGTTTTGCGTGTCGCTGGTTTGTCGCTCCAGAAATACGCCTTGTGCCCAAACTCCAGCAAATGCCCGTGTGCGGTCGTGTTCTTGCGGTCCTTGCCTTTCATGTGCGGCTCCAGCTTTTGGCCTGTAATCGCCATGTGCAGCATGCCGTCATTCTTGGAAACCATCTTGATGGCGATACTGTCGGCCAACGGTTTCCGCAGCATGTCACGGTCCCGCTGCTTCTTGCTTTTCTTCTTGTTGGTTCCGGTCCGGTCGCTGCGTGGAATCCGTGCCTGTGCATCCTTCTGCACAATCTTGGACGCTGCCTTCAGTGCGTCGGCAAGTGCCTTGCCACGAACAAGCAAGTCGACCCGCTGGAGGTAGTCTTCAATCTTAACGTCTTCGCTGATGCTGGACTCAATAGCCATCTTCGCTTTTGCCATCAGACAACCACCTCCGTCGCCTGAATCATCAGCTGCGTGTTGCTGTCCATCGCCAGCACCCGGCTAACTTCGTAGTAAGTTTGGGTAAGCGGCTGGTAGATTCGCATGTTCGGCAGGATTCCGGCGTAGTACCGCATTTCGATAACGTGCGAGACGGTCGCTTCAATCTGCCTGCCACGATACGTTTCGCCGCCACTGACTGCGGTGATGCTACACGGCAGGTCACGCCACAGCGTCGTCGCAAAAGCAGGGTCGTCGCTGCCTTCTGCGGACGTTTCGCGGTAGACGTGAACGCGATCACGGTACTGGCCAGCCTTTAGTCTCACGGGTAGTTACTCCGTTTGAGCCGGGCCAGCAGGTTTTCGTAGGCTTTGAATCCGCCAGTGATGACTTCGTTGCCCATCATCGTCCGCTCTTCAAAGTAATAGCCAATCAGCAGCAGCATCGCCTGTTTGTAAATCTGGGGGACTGCCCCGCCATTGGCACCATAGCCCGCCGTGTAGGCTAAACTGATGGCGTCCCAGCGGTCGTAGGCTGTCGGCCATGCCGCGTTGCTATTAAGCCACACGCGGCGACGGTCCGTGTCCAGGCTGTAGCTGGAGGCCGAAAATGTCTGCTGCGTGTTGGATGAGTCGTAGTAGGTGATCGAAGTGACCGCCGAGACTGGCCGGTAATAGAGTTGCCAGTATTCTTCGTCGCCGGACCAGTTGAACTTTTCCGTAACCGTGCGAGATATGAGGCAAACCTGACAGTCATGCTCGACCTGCTCCCGTGCCTGCTGAATGAGGTTTTGCAGATGCTCGTCGTGGGCCGTGTCAGCGTCGGCGATTTCGAGATGCTTTTTCACCTCGCTCAGTTGCAGCGGTTCCACTGCCGGTGTCGTCTGCGTGATCGACTTGTCCGCTGTCCGCAATGGTCCGCTGATTGAGAATCCGCCCATTTCCAAACCTCACCAGACAATCTGCCACACCGGGATACACTTCGATCACGTCATCGGCCTTGCGACCGTTCCAGTTGCGGAGCAGCTGAACCTGCACCTGCTGGACCTGTTTCATTTTCATGCCTGCTGCTCCTTGCGTTCGAGGTACTGCTGCCGCCACTGCTCTGGGTAGATGTGCTGCGGTTGCAGGTTCTCGTCGTAGATAGCGATCATCTCTTCCATGTGGCCGATGCGGCAGTCGATGTCTACCCAGACCCGCCGCCCAGCCTCACGGAACTTGTTCCAAAACCAGATGTCATCATCGATCTTGGCGTCGGTCCACTTGCCATCCGCATCCGGCCTGCACCAGAACCAAGGCTTCGGCACGTCCTTGAGCCGGTCTAGCTTGATGGCCGTTAGCCCGAAATGTGCCGTTGTCACTTCCAGCGGTTGGCCGCAGTATTCCACCCGCGTCTCGCCGCCCATCGTGAACAGCGGAATCTGCTTTCCCCGCTTGCACTGCATTGCCGCCACAGCGTCGTATTTGTCGTCGCTGTACAGCACGCCAAGCAAACGGTGAACGTGTTCGACGGTAAAGCAGCTGTCGAAGTCCACCGTAATCGCCACGTCAATTCCGTGGTCGATAGCGTCTTCCAGCATCCGCTGCATGCATTGCCCGTAGAACACGCCGCCCGAAACGACAATCGGAATCCCTGCCTTCTTAAAAGCGTGGTCGATAACGTTCCGGCTCCAGACGCATTCGTATCTGGGAGCCGTCATCAACGCGGCGACCTTCGCTTCCTTGTGTGTATCCATAGCGTTCTGCTCCGCTGCTGGTAACCGTCTTATGATTAACCAACCTTGACGTAATCGGCATTGTTGGTGTTTGCGGAGGCGGCAATTTCCTTTTGCAGGATGCCGACCACCGAGGTTAATACCGGCCCATTGGTCGTGGTGTCCGGTGTGAGTCCGACTTGCAGGTAACGCTTGCGGCCATTCAGGTCAACGTGCAGGACGGCTTCAGCCGCTGCGGTGTTGTCGATGGTAAAAGCGTAGGTGCTGTTGAACGTGGCGAAGTTGGATGCCGTGGTGTCGTCCGATTCCTTCAATGAAACGACGACATTGGTGCTGTTGGTGTTCAGTTCCGCACCACAGGTAATACTGATGGTTGCGTAATCGGCACCTTGGCAATCGAGGTTGGCAGTCCGTGCAGTAGTCACGGCGGTAATCGGGGCGAGCAGCGTGGAATACACGCAGCTTTGGAGAGTCTTCATTTATCGGTTCCTTGTCAGGTTTTGGTTCGTTCAGGAAAAAAGGGGGAGGCAGCGAACCGCCTCCCCCCGACGGTCCCAAGTGGAGCAGAACACTTGGCTTACTAGGATGCGTTGCACTTGACGCCGATGATCGGTCCGCCAAGCGATGCAGTGCCGCGTTCGTGGCAGTTGATGTCGAAACGTTCGGTTGCCCGGAAGTAGATGCTGTCGGTGTTGAAGCCGTAGCTGTTATCGACTGCGATGCTGATGCCACGCTTCTGGCCCATCGATACCGCTCGGCTCAGGTCGCCAAAATAGGCGATGAACTTGCCGGACAGGTCAGTCGTTGGCGCTCCGCTGTCCATCGCTTGGCAGAACACGACTGGATAGCCCATGAAGATTGGACCCATGCCGGTTGCGTAGTTGGCCACGTTGACAGCTTGAGCGCTGGCCAACCGTTGCAGAACGTTGTAGTAAATCGAGCTGTGGCAGTACCACTTCGGCTGAATGCCAGGCAGCATCAGCAATTTGCCCATCGCTTCCTCAAAGGATGCAATGGTGATCTCGGCTGGCGTGTCGATGTTGGTTGCGGTTTGTGCGTAAGCACCCGCTGCCAAGGCATTAGCCAAGCCAAGGATGCCGCCGTAAGTGCTGGTGCCGTCGCCAAGGAACAAGCATTGGTCTTCCTTGACGGCAAAACACTGGGCGACTTCTTGGGTCAGCAAGTCACCCAAGGCCACGACGCTGTCTTCCGGCAGTTCGCTGGACCAGCTGGAGAATACCATCAGCTTGCGAGCTTCCAGCCGAACTTGGTCGAATGCCAAATCCGATGCGGTGACGCTGCTGTTTTCGCCAGCGAAATAGCCAGTGAATCCGCCAGCCCGGCGAGGAATCAGGGTGACGCCCGGTCCCATCGGGTAGACACGGCATTCCCGGCGAGCAATGCCGTACTCTTCGACGTTGCGGATGATGGCCGATTCCAGCACTTCGGGCACCAGATAGCCGCCCTTGGTGTTGTCGCTGGTCGACATGGCGTTTTGGATGCCGTGGTTCTTCAGCCACTCGTTTGCACCCTGATGGCCGTTGATACTGAGGAAGAACTGACCGGCGATGTAAGCTTCCTTGTCAGCGTTCGGGCCTTGGAAAGCCTTGACCACGCCGCCCTTCGCCTTGGCCGGAACTTTGACCGCAGCGACGTTCAGCTCGCCATTGGCGACAACTTCGTCCGATTGCTTGTCAGCGGCAAACCGCTCGCGGGCAATCTGCTTCTGTGCGGCTTCGACCTTCAGCAGCCGGTCGAGCTTCGCTTCCAGTTCGCCGAGCTTTCCGGCTTGGTCGCCCTTGCCTTGAACCTCGTCGATTTCCTTTTCCTCGTCAGCGTTCAGATCACGCTGTTCGGCCTTGGCGACGGCCAAAATCGCAGCGACGCGGTCGTGCTGCTCCTGAATCGCTTCCCGCAATTCCTTTACAGTCTTCATGTGTCCATTCCTTTTTTGTGCCGACCGTCAGCAGCAAAAAAAGAAATCGACTGCGACAGCCGACGTTGGTTTCCAAACGTCAGCCCGTCGAGTCGATGACAACCGAACTCTAGCGGGAGTTTTTCAAAATGTGTGGCAGGACATTCCCGCCGTCTGAAATAATACGCTTTTCAATTACTGAATCAAGTGTCCCGTCTTTTTAGTCGTATTGCCCGCAGTTTTGCGGCAATTAGCTTCGGGAATCGCTGCTCCACTGGCGTTGCTGGCTTGGCCGGGTCGAACAATTCCTGCGGCGGATGGCGGAACATCGACGCCGAGGCCATCGCTTTCGGTGCGTCCTTGATGTCGACCACTTCATCCACCAGCCCGATGGCCAGTGCTTCCTTGGCGGTGAACCAAGTTTCTTCGGCCACCATCGCCAAAATCTCGTCACGGCTGGCATCCATCTTGGCAGCGTAGGCATCGACCAGCGTTTCGCTGTATTTGTCCAGAATGTCCGCCGTTTTCCGCATTGCTGCCGCATCGCCGATGGCAATCGTGTGGGGCTGGTGAATCATGACCATTGCCCGTGGTGCGGCTGTAACCTTGAATCCGCTGACAAGGAACAGGGTTGCCGCCGATGCCGCCAGTGCGTCAACGCTCACCGTCACCTCGCCGCCATGCCGCCGCAGGTTTTCAACCGCTGCGACAGCTTCATCCACGCTGCCGCCTGGTGAATTGACACGCACGCTAATCGGACCGTCGCCCAGCATCCCCAGCCCTTCGACGATGGAATCCGCCCCGATAAATCCCCAGTCGGCTGGCCCGATCTGGCCGTAGACAAACATTTCCCGTGTCTTCTCGTTTACCCGCAGCATTCCAGCCTCCATTCCAAGTCGAAGTTAAAGTCGTTTCTGTCCGGCATTCTGCTTGGCCGGTAACATCCAAACTGCTCCATATACGCAACCGCACCCGATAGCGAGTTATCCGGCAGTCCGTCGTAGTGCCTGAACCCGTCGGTATCCGTTTCGTGTATTACCCGCTGGACCGCCCGACGCCGGAAGTAAGGTTCCATCGTCTTCAGGATTGCAAGGTCCATGCCCTGTGCGTCGGTCATCAGCGTCTGGACCTGCTTGACGCCAGCCCATTCAAGGAACTCGCCGAGGTTAATCACCTGCACTTCCACCTCGCCCTGTTCGCTCAGGTCCGCCTGCGGATACAATTGCCGGGCCTGTTCGGTGCAGATGCCGAGGCTGCTGCTGACTCCATTCGTGTTGTAACGCCGCATCTTTGCCCGGCAGGTTGCTAGACCGCATGCCGCTTCGACTACGTGAAAGATATCGGCGACGTGTGCGTTCTGCGTCCGCAGCCAAGCCGCCGCATCTGGCAGCGGTTCGAACATGAAAAAGCGGTCGTGCCCTTGCAGTAGCCGCAGCATTTCGGCATCGCCACGGTTTGGACCGACGCAGACAAAGACGCGCTCACTCATAGGCTGGACAGCTCCTTGACGCCATCAGCCCGCCAGCCGGTGACCAGTGACTTGACCGCTTCGACAAACTCCGCTGGCTGCTTGTCCGCTGCCGCCAGTAGTGCGTCCTTGTGCCGTCTGCAGTATCCGGCCACGTCGCAGTCCTCCGCCCCAGCTGTCGATTCCAGCCGTTCCTGCCAGCGAGCATAGAACCCATCGACCCAGTCCACGAAGTTCTTCGCCCGCAGGCCCCGCTGCTCTATCCGGTTGCATTCGACGCCGACCATGTGGTGGAGCTGAGCTTGTGCCGCTGGTGCTGCGTTCGGTGCTTCCGCCTCGTCTGCGTCGTTGTCGTTTGAGTTGTCGCCGCTGGGGTCAACCTCGTCGGTCGTAATGTTCGGGTTGGAGTAGACATCGCCGCCGCTATACGGGTTCATATCCAATTTGGCCCGTGCCTCATTCGGGTTGATAATCTTGTGGACGATGCCCTGTGCAAGCGTGTCCACGGTTGTCTTCATGTCGGTCATGATGAGCGTACCGCGGTTAAACTTGAAGTAATACTGATCCGCCATCTTTTCCCGGTCAGTCAGCAGTTTGGCGCGGCACTGCATTTCCCATTTGACCAGCCAGCGGTTAAGGCAGGACTGCAATTCCGACAGCTGCTTTTGTTCAAGGCTGGAGTAGCTGCTGCGGCTTTCATCGCCAGGCATCGATTCAAGGCCGAACCAGAGCATAATGTCGGTGCGGTTGAACTTCTGCTGCTCGACAAACTGGGCGTCGTGGTTCGACATCGTCAGCACATTGGCGGTGACGCCTTCCCGCAGCAAGCCGACCAGTTCCCCGTCTTCGTTGTGGTGCTTGCGGAATGTCGTTAGGAACTCCGCCGCCTGTTTCTCGTCACGGAATGAACCGGGGGGAGCTTGCAGCATTAGCCGCCCAGTGAATCCCTTTTCTGATTGCTTCGTCGCCAGCCGCTGCCCATTCAGCCCCATTGAAATCGACTCACGGGCGACACTGGCAAACGACTTGCCTTCGATGCCGTCATAGCCAAACCCTTGGATGTGCAAAACGTCCCGGTCATGGATAACCACGGTCGTCTCAGGGTTGGCGGTCATTGCCGCTTCAAAGTCGCCAGCGTAGGCAGCGATGCGGTCGTGATCCATGTTCGGGTTGGTGACGTGGTACTTCTCGCCGCCGACCATGTAGGTCTTCGTCCGGTCAGGCATCAGCGGCAGCAGTTCCGTCGGTCTGCCTGCTTGGCGAATCACCACGGCACGCCCGTTGCCCCAACCGATGGCGTGGCCCTGTATAGTCTCCTTCCACACGTCAGCGGTCTGGTAGTCGTTCGGTTGCCACCGCAGCAGATTCCAAACTGGATGGCCAATGCCGTCGTCGCTGCCGCCTCCGTCAATCTTGCGGCGAATCTCCAGCGGCATCTGGCCGACCATGCCGCTGATTTTCGACATGGCATACCACACGCCAGCCAGTCCCAGCATCGTATGCGGGTTTACTGGCGTCACGCCGTCATCGGTTCCGTTGAACCATTTAATCAGGCCATTGAGTCCGAATCCCATCAGTGCCACTCCATTAGCCGATGAATAAGCTGCCAGTAAACTTCGACTTACAAACCATCACCGCACGCATCGCCATCAAAGACGCAACCACCGCATCAATCTTTTCCTTGCTGTGCTTCTTGTCCGGCATGACTTGGTCCCGACTGTTGCGGTTAATGCTCATGTTCAAAGCACACCACCGCAGCACCGGGTCATTCACTGCCGGACGCAGCCGCCCCTCGACCGCTGCGTTCTGGAACTCCAGCAGCACCTCGTTGAAATGGTGATGGGCCTGCGGCATCTTCACCGCAGTCAGCCCTGCCGCGTCCAGTTCGTCACCAAGTTGGCTGGCGTTGTACGGGTCGAACGCCACCATCTGGATGCCTAGTTCTTCGCATTCGTCTAGCAGCGAATCCCGTAGGCTGGCCACGACGTAGCGGCATTTGACCAACTGGCCGCTGTGTATCCAGTGGCTCCACGGTTGCTGCGTTAAATCCCGCCTCGATTCCTCACTGATGAACGCCCGGCTCCGCATCTCGTAGCGGTAAATAGGCCGCAGGTTTCCGGCATCGTCTTCCGTCTCGCCGACTTTGAACCGTGCCACCAAACCGTATGCCGCTAAGTCGTCTTTGCCGCCGAGGTCCACACCGGCAGCGATAGCGTCTGCTTCGTCCCAGTTGGATAGCGGCTGTGCGATGCTGTCCCACAGTTCCGCCGTGATACCGTTCTCCACGCTGGAGACGGTGCGGTTACAGTGGTAACGCATGAAGTCGTGCCGAGCCTGCGGCTTGTTCTTGGCCTTGGTCGCTTGCTCGCTCAAATAGTCGAGCTTCACCGAAATATTCAGGTTCGGGTTGGCCTTGACCCAGACAGACGGATCGAACGGGTCGTCTGCCTCGTCGATCTCGTAGATAATGCCGAACGTGGAATCATCCTGCCAGTCGCCCTTAATGACGCCGCGGGTGTAGGTCAATTCTTCGTTGTAGATGCGGCTGCGGTCATTGCCCGCCGTGGTAATCATCACCTGCATCGGCTGCGTCCGTGCCGCCGAGCCGGTCGTCATCGTGGCGTAGAAGTCCCGGTGATATTCCTGCCAGGCGTGCAGCTCGTCAAAGAATACGCCGTGTGGGTTTAGACCGTCGTATGGCTTGTCGCTGCCCAGTGGCCGCAGGAATGAATTGGTCGCCTCGAATGCGACGTTATCCTTGGTGATGCTGGCGTGCCGCCCAAGGTACGGCGACTGCCGCAGCATCCGGTTGGCCTCCTTGTGGATGATGCGGGCTTGGTCCAGCTTCGTTGCCCCGATGTAAACCTCAGCCCCAGCCTCGCGGTCTGCCGCCGTCAGCAGCAAGGCCAGCCCGGCACAGTAGGAGGACTTACCATTCTTGCGGGCCACGCTGATGAACGCCCTGCGGAAACGCCTGGTGCCGTCTTCCCGTTCCCAGCCAAACAGGTTCCAGTTAATGAAAGCCTGCCACGGACTGAGGTGGAACGGATGCCCGACGAACTCGCCAATCGAATGCCGCAGTAGCATCGGGAAGAACTGACACGACTTCTCCGCCCGCTGCTGATTCAGCCGATAGGGAAAGTCCGGTGTCTGCTGCCGCTCGAGGTCACGCTGGTATCTGGCGACCGCTGCCTTGACCATATCGCACGCCACGACCGAGCCGTCCTGCACGTCGTCGCAGTAGCTGGTCACAGCATCACGATATAGGTTAGCACGAATCAATTAAGTCCTGCTTTCATGAACTCAGCGAATGGGTCAGCGTCCTTTTGCTGCTGATCGACCTTCAGCCCTGCCCGGTCAACAGGCGAGAGGCCAAACTGCTTGCCGAGCCGGTCGTATTGCCCGCACAGTTTCAAGTAAATCTCAATCAGCTTGCCATCTAGCGGCGACGATTCAATTGCCTGCTGCAAGTCGTTGAGCTGTTGACGGATGAACGCCAATTGATGCAGTTTGCCCTCGTCGCAATTCTTCAGCACGCTTTCCGGCAGCGTCTCCATTACGTGCTTCCATTGGCGTTTGCCATCGTCACGCAGCGATTCCGGTGGAGTCAATTGCAGTGGTGCGTTGCTGAATATCACAGACTCCAAACGGTTGCCGTGCCGGTCCTCGCGGTAGGTGCCGTCTAGTTTGTGCTTCGCTGCAATCTTCGGTTTGCGTCCTTGTTGGCCTTTGTAACCAGCCATTTTTCGAGTCCATTCGTGTGTAAAGGTCAAAGGGGTCCGTCATTTTGCCAAAATGCGTCGAACCATTTCGCAGCGGTCGCTGGCAAATCAAACCACACAATTTTCGGGCCTCCGTCTCATTCTGCGACGTGCCTGCCATCGTGGCATGTGTTGCATAATGCAACTAAGTTCGTCCACGTCAGCCGCTGCGATTGGTCGACCGCTATCGGCACGATGTGATGAACTTCGCTACTGGGTGTAACCTTGCCTTGCTTCAAGCAGTCCTCGCACAATGGATAGTGTGCCCGATACCGCTCGCTTAATTGTTTCCAGTCCGCCCCATAGCCACGCTGCTTCGTTGTCTTGTAGGTCATGCTTTGCGCTGGCTTGCGGCATGTTCCGCATCCATCCCGCCCCACCACCTGCCCACACTTGCAGAACCTCGCAGACATTACGCTTCATCCTGATGCGGTGCGTGTTCGATGATGTATGGTCCGTGCATGATTACGTTGCCGTTGTCCGTTCGCCGTAGTGCCCAGCGATAGCTATGCTCCAGCTTGTTGACGCTTTCGCTGATGGTGAATGCCACGGTCGTCGATGTCTTGGTCATGCTGGCATTGGCGACGGTTGTGATGTCGGTACGGTCCAGCGATTCCAGCACAAACTCCAGCGTCATGGCTGAACAGTTAACCGCTGTGCCGTCTGAGTCCACGGTCGTGATCGTGTGCGTCTTAGTTTCGCCCACCAATGCGTATAGCGTTTGTTTGCCAGGCTTTGCCACTAGATATCCTCCGGCTGCGGAATGTACCCCTGCTCGATTGCTTGCTCGCGGGTCAAGATGTACGGTTGCCAGCTTGGCGGCACCATATCAGCAAGCCGAACTGTCTTGCCAACCATTCCAGCGACGGCCTGTTTAATTCCGTCGGCCTCTTCCTTGGTAATGCCGTTGTTGGCGACAAAGATGTCCAGCAACTGCTGCAACTCCTCGCCGTCAGCTTCAACGTGAATCGGCACCGTTTCCGTGTCGGGCAGGCTCAGAAGCGGCCAAGCAGTGCCGTTCGGATGGTTGATGATGGGGCAATACTGTTCTGTGATATAGGCTTGGTCGCGCAAATGCGACGGACGCAGCAGCCGCATGATGGCTTGGTTGAATGGCTGGATTAGCTGCGGGTCAATTGGGATTAGTGGCATCAGTACGCTCCCCAATATGCATTCATGTTCGATTCAATTGCGCTGATTTCTGCCTCTGAAAGCTCGGAACTGAAATAGACCGATTCGCAATGGTTTGAAATACCAGCCCCGGTAGTCCTGCCCAATATGATTGGTGCTGCTGCTGGTGTTTCCGTGTAGCCAGTCGATGTTGACCACGAACCGCCGTTTCTTCTCAAGCGTGCATTAGGGCTGGCTTGAATTTGCCCAGTAAAAATGCTGAATGTATTACCGGCACTTGCCAAAGACGCACCAGAACCGCCGGTGACGCGAATACGCACCGCATTTCCGCTGGCAATTTGTTGCATTCTAAACGCAACGCTTGTCACTACTTCTGAATCGTCCGCTTGAACTCGCCGAGTGACGCACCAGGTAAATGGGCGAGTGATCGCCACATTCGCGCCGGTCGTAAGGATTTTATTGATGCCGAAGACGACAGCCGGTTTGCTGTTTTCAGTTTGCAGTACTCCGCCTGAAACAATCAGCGGCTGCGTTCCTGCTGTTGCATTAACTGCATTGTTTCCACTTTTCTGGTCATACCAAGTAGTTACAAAACCGTCGCCAGCCCCGACGAAAGATAATAGCGAGGATGTGTCTAAATCCTTACTAATAAATGGGACGTCTAGCTCCGCCGAATCGCTGGAGCGACGAACTCGGATCGCTGCCCCGCCGTAGTTGTCACGGATTTTTCGTAATGAAAAAGCAGCGGCGACAGTTGGATAGCGGTCTACAATTCCCGTCCCGCTTCCTCCAAGCAACAGCAACAGTCCCATCTACTTCGCTCCGTATTTGGCGACCAACTGACCACGGCAGCGGCTGCACCACGCAGGCCCAGTTCCGTTGATGTTCATAATGCAGCCTTTATCGGGACAGTGGCCCCACTTGTCAGTGGCTGGACTGGCCTTGATGCCAAGGAAGTGCCCAACTTCATGCTGGACGCAGATGCCTGCCACGGGTGCCGTGATTGGCCTCGTCTGCGATAGATAGACTTTGCCGTTTCCCATGTAGACGCCAATGGCGTTATAGGTCACCTGCTTCATAAAGTAGAACCGCAGATGTGGCTTGCTCGACGACTCCACGAACTTGGCACCGGAAACCTTCGACAGGTCCGCCATTGCCTTGCGGATGATGCCGACCGTCTGGGCATTGTTCATGCCCTTGAACGCAAAGCCGGGATAATGGCCGTAGACCAGCTGGAACTTGAACTGGCGCGGCTTTCCTGCCTCCATCAGTTCAGGCTGGTCGATTGCTTCGATGTCGCACCCGCAAAAGGCTTGCATTAGCTCACCGGCCTCAGAACGCAGACGATGTCACGGGCCGACGCTTCACTGCTGCCGGGTACGAGCTTGACATATTGCGGGCCGCAGAACACATCAACATCCAGCGGCACATAGTCGCTGGTGCTGACCGTGGCACTGTAAGCAGACGCCCCGCCCTTGGCCATCAGCGTGTTGAATGTGCTGTTGTTCCAGCTGGCTTGGAACGTGATCGCCGTGCTGGTCAGCGTGCCTGGCGTGTAAAAGCCGACGAGCTGATACCGCGTGCAATCCAGTGCCGCACTGGCATCAGTGCCAGACAGGCTCACGGTTTGGTAAATGCGTCCAGGTGCGTCCATTCAGTTTCCTCCTACTTGGATTCCATTTGTTCGGTGATGTCGGCAATGCGTTCCCAGAGCTTGTCCCGGTCCTTCCACAGGTTCTCCCGGTCTTGGCGGCAATTGATGACTTCGGTTTTCAGTTCGTCGAATTGCCGGACGAACCAGCGGCCCATGTAGGCCACGACGCCGCCCAGCGTCGAAACTGCCACCCCTAAGGCTCCGATTAGACTCAAGTCCACAGGTCAACCCTTTCATGCAATGGCATCCGGCACTGGATATTCCATGCCAGCCGGTGCGTAGCCAATGAAAACCGTCCACCTGCCCGCCAGTGCCGTCTCAATACTTTTCGGTGTCCATTCGTGAACGCCGTCGCCGTTCCAGTTGCCCCACGAATTAAGATTGGCGACGTTTCCGCTGCTGCGTCGCTGCCAGAACACGGTACTGTGACCGCCGCCGCTCCGTCCGTTGTAACGGTCGACGATCTCTTCGTTGCAGCTGTCGTTCCAAGTTAGGCCGGTCTGAATTGGAAGGCCCTGTTCAAGCCAGTCCAGCATCGATTGCAGGTCTTTGAATGGTTTCGTCGTCTGGAGCTTGAACAGGAATTTGTTTGCAGCCGATGCGGGTTGCTGCGGGTTGTATCTCGACGGATACGGCCAGTCGGATTCAAGGCAAAGGCCGTGCTGGGTTGCCACCCATTGGCCTGCGGAAAGCGTGCTGCCTTGGTCGCCCCGGATGCCGTCTTTTTTCTGGCTTAGGTAATAAGCCGCTGCCCGGCTGAATGATGCCTTGCGACCAGTTGCGAGGAAGTAACAAATTTGAAACACGGTCGCTAGTGCGTGCCCCTGACATGCACCTTGCTGGCCTTGGTCCGTAATTGAAACCACGCCCAGCGGGTCCGCTTGCGTGTTGAACTTCGGAAACGTGTCCCGATACCACTTCAGCAGCTCGCCCGATTCCGTGCCGGTCGATTCCAGCAGCGGCACGTTCTCGCTGTCGATGGCCCAGCCGAGCCGACCTTGTTCCAGTATGCGTCCGCTCATTGTCGGGCCTCTAACGCTTTCGCAATTTCGTTCAGTGCAGCGAACCAGTCATCACGGCTGAAACTGCCACGGCGGGTCTGCTCGGCCTTGATGGCGGCGTCTAGCTTCGTTTTCCATTCGCCCCATTTCGCACACTTGGCCAAATCCGCACACTGCCGCCCGTCCACGGTTGCCTTCAGGTCTGCCAAGATGCGGTCGATGCTGCGGAGCTGACCCCCAACGCCGAATAGCTGCCCGGCTCCGTTTCGGTAGGCAGCAGCGAACTTGGCAGCGTTAGCAGCGTCTGCCGGTGCCATGTCGTAGGTCAACTGGCCGACGCCGTAGTCGTTCGGCACGATGTCCGGCTTGGGTTCCGGTTCCGGCTCAGGTTCGGGTTCCGGTGGTGGGACTGGCTTGCCGCTAATCTCGAACTTAATCTCAGCGTCGTCGATGCCCTTATCTGGGTCGAATACCGTCACCTCGACAACGTACGCACCAGCACCAGCAAACAAGTAAACGTTATCGGCCAGCTTTTCCGGTTCGACACGGTTGCCGTTTTGGCGAGCCTTGACCCGCTGGAACTTGTAATCCGACTTGACTTCCAGCAGCACGACATCCGAAACGCTGACGTTTGAATCGTCGCCGACCAGAATGCGGTTGCCCTGCACCTGCGGGTTAGTCACGCCCAGCAGGGCCTTCTTGCGGGTTACAGTCGTCTCGACCTGCCCGAACGCAGACGACGCCAGGCACAGCAGCAGAAACGCCGTAACAAAAAGCGTGGCGGATTTGTTACGCATTACAGCACCCCAAACGCAGCCAGAATCATCAGCACGATCTTCACCACCTGTTCCCAGTCGATTTGGCTCCAGTCGATAGCACTGACGCCGAGCTTGTCCGCCAGTTCCTCTTCAAACGCCGCGGCAAAGTCTGGGTCACGGCGACAGCGGCGTCGCAGCCAACGCAACCGAACCCGGTCGCCCATCTCCTGCTTTTCAAGGTTTGCGTCGATGGCTTGCAGCATTGTCATTTTTCGCCCCCGTGGATTTCCGCCAGAACCGACAAGCAGCTGGTTAGCATGACTGCCAGCAGAACCAACCCCATGCACTCCGATGTCACTGTTTCGGCTCCAAGTAGCGTGGCGAGGTCTTGACCAGCAGCAGCGTCTCCAGCAGTGGCCAGCGTTTTGCCGCCAGCCCAATCAGTGCATTGGCCAGCCCGGTTAGAACGATAATCATCGCCGCCTCGACTGCCAGCGACTGGTCAGGCGAGAACCCTACGCCGAGGTATCGAAGCAGGAACGCCGCCAGCCACGCCCAGACACTGGACGCAGCCACACGAACGAATCGGGTAATCAAGTCATTCATCAAACCACCTCCGCCGCTGGTGCGGCTCCCAATACTTTTCGCTGTAGTAACCACGCATCCACGCCAGTCGCCGGATATTCCCACCTTGGCCGCAGGGAAACGGACAATCGCCCGGTTGCTGTCCTGCGTGAAATGCCTTTCGCCCCTCCGTTTCGTCCGCCTCGTAAGTCAAAAGCGGGCTGCCTTCCATGACTTTTGTGGCCATTCCTAAGCCTCCCGCTCCCGGAGAAACTACCGACCTAGAAGTTGTCGGGCCTTGTTGGCAAGTCCCGACCGCACCGGGGCTGTGATGCTGTGTAGCGTTCCTGCCGCCGTCCGAATTTTCCGCTTGGCCCAAACAGAACCACCGCTAACAACACCGACAACCTTGCCAGCAGCGTTGACCACTGGACCGCCGCTGTCACCCGGTATCGCAAACGCAAACAGCACCAGCGACTTATCGCCAATTGCCGCTACGGTTGATTTAAAACATCGCAAGCCCTGCCCGCCGCCGAATCCGCAGACACGAACAGACTCGCCCTCCTTGGCGTCGCCGACTTCCAGAACACTGCACCCGTCCGGCGTGTTGCATTGCAGCACAGCCACATCCGCCTCGCGGTCAGTGCCCCGCAGCGTGGCTTTGTTGGTCGAACCGTCGTGGAAGCTGACGGTGAAAGATTCGTTGCCGTCGGTGACGTGTGCAGCGGTCAGAATCGCAGGCCGGTTATCCGCCGCCTGGACGATGCAGCCGGTGCCGGTGCCGCCGTTGCTGTTACCACG